GAAAAGTGCACTTATACGCGCAGCAGGCGGAACACCTTGCCGGTGCAACGCTTTCGCCAGCGGTACTTTGGGATCTTATGCCTTACAGTTGGGCCGTTGACTGGTTTGGAAACATCGGCGACGTAATAAACAACGCGACAATGATGGCCAACGACGGTTTGGTTCTCCTGTGGGGATATGTCATGTGTGAAACTACCACGACTGTTACCTACAGGAATACAGGGGCTGTCCTGAAAGATGGGACGATTCAAATACCCCTTACCCTATCGCAGACCTTCGTTTCAATTTCGAAGCAACGGCGGAGGGCGAACCCATTTGGTTTCGGGCTAACTGGTGAGGCCACTACGGCCCGTCAGCTAGCAATCGTAGCCGCACTCGGGTTATCCCGAGACGGTCGGAAACTGGCCATTTAGTGTGCCAGTACTTGGGTGATGCTGACTCTTCAGAGCAGTAATCCCGTTTCGCCACAACCAGTGGTGAACAATCTCGAGTGGTTGGTAACTTGCCAGCCATTCAAAAAACTGTAGGAGCAATGCCATGTCCATGTCCGATCCGATCACTATTACGGTGAACGCTGTCCCTTACGCGTGCGTTTGCGTGTCCACTGTTGGCTCCACTAAGGTCTACAAAGACCCCACCGATGCCATGCAGATCACAATTTCGCACATCACGACCAAAGCTGGTCGTTCGTCAAGGATGGTTAAGGTTGAACTGAAGAAGATCTCAGCCGACCCGTTCACCCCCACTGTCAACCGTGAGGTTAAGGCTGTCGTCCAACATCTCATCAATGAGCCGTCGGATGGTACCTTCACCAACCCTGAACTGTTGAATCTGTTCAAGGGTGTCGCGGTGTGGGAGAATGACGCCAACGTCAATAAGTTGCTTGCTGGCGAAAGCTAGTAACCGCTTAGATCCCTAGGGGTTCCCCCTTAGGTTCGGAGTATCTCGTGGCTATGGACTCTCGTACCCCCGGAAAGGGGGTCGTTATGAAAAGCCTGATGTTGCTCTGGCAGGAATTCGCCGCTAGTTGCGGCGAGGAGTGTTGCGTAAGCACCATTCGTGACCAAAAAACGGTCACGGATCGATATGAACACGAGGGCTTGCCATTCCTGGCGATAACCCTTCCACAGTTCTGCAAAGACTTTGAGAAAAGTCTTGCGCAGGGTGGAGTTGATCGTTCGTCTTTCCAGGCGTTTGCCTGGAGAGGAGGTCTCCCCAAGTTCTTAGGGGGTTTCCTCGATCTTGTGTTCTGTCGTAGTACGGGTCTATTGCTTGATGACCCTGAAGTTGTGGCTGTTCACGCTATCCGGCAGCTAACGAAGCTGTTCGGTAAGGTGGAAGTGCAGTGCACTGAGAAGCGCACTGCTGCTGCGATAGAGGAGTTTGTTGAGTGTGAGAAGGAAGTCAAGAGATTTGACATATCCCGGTCCGCGGAAAGTCTTGCGGGATTTCGGCGTGTGTCACGTCTCCTTTTCGGTGAAGTTCTCTCGCGAGTCGATAGTGACCTCAGAAGAGAGCTTGACGGCTGGGATGGGATTGATCCCAACTGGCCGTACATCCATCCGAAACATGGCCCAGGAGCTACTGCTGACCGACTTGGAGGAAATGCCAAGTACGACCTCATCGAGTGGCCCCTGCGTTTGGAAGCGGTATTCCCTTATGGGGAGTACCTCATGCCGAATCGGCGGTCTATTAACGACCGTCATAGTCATGTTGATTTTCTCGAACTCGGGCGGGAGCGAGCTTGTAAACTCGTTGCTGTCCCTAAAACGCTAGGGAAACCACGCCTTATCGCCAAGGAGCCTACTGCGATGCAGTACATGCAGCAGGGGTTCGGCGGCCTTTTGGTAAAATCAATCCAG